GCAATTTTTTCGTCAGTAACAGCAACTCTATTAGCATAGTCCATATCAGTTTGAGGTACACGAAGCTGTTGATTTAAATCTTCAAAATAAGCTTCAAATATTTCTCTTTGTACTTGACTACCTATTTTATTAAATTCATCAGGTGTCATATAACCTCTTTGTTCTTTATTTAAAATAAGTAATACAGTTTTATATACAGTATCTACGCTTATTGCCATTTTTAATATTTTAAAAAGAGGCTACTTAATGTAACCTCTTTATTTATAATCACTTGTTATTTAAGTTTTTTCTTGATAGATTTATAAACTTCTACACCTTCGTCAGTTTTAAACCATGCAGCTAAAGCTGAGTATGGGTTTTCATCAAAAGGAACGTTCATGAGTTTTCTACCATTACTAGTCCAAGAAAAAGTTCTTTGATCTTGAGATAAATCAATGATAGCATTTTCAACTGCTACTATACCAAAGTTTCTTAACTGTACATTTTCATCATTAGCTAACTCTAAGAACAATTCAGGATTTTTATTGGCAAATACCATAACATCTCTTTTTATTTCTTTAGAACTCATAGTGTTAACCTCAGATCCTAACTCAGTTCTCATTATAGCTTCAGCTATTTCAATATCCATGTTTCTAGCAGAATTCATAGCTTCAACTTGAATATTTAAATATTCTAAGTCATCTTTAGCTTCTTCAACTGGACTGTACTCTTCATATCTAGAGCCTTTAAAAGGGTGGTACAAAGAAAGTAGTTTTTGCAAAACTTGATCTTGCTTTGGAACTCTTAATACTCCTTTTTCAAATACTATATGTCCTAATAGCACATTTGCATCTTGTTCATCAACAAATGGAGATCTTTGATTAGTTGCATATCTTAGTTCTCTATTATATCCTTTTTCTTCATCAAAATAAACTAAAGGTACTCTTTTCCTAGATTTACCTTGTAATGTGTAGGTTAAAGGTTTCATATTACCTTTAAGTAGATATGTTCTATCTTTCATTTCCCAAGTGTCTTTTTTAATCTCTTGCTTGGGAGCAGGAGCTTTTTTTGTTTTTTCCATAATATAATATAATATAAATAAAAAACTAGAGCGCTTTCGCGCCCTAGCTTAATTGTTTTTTATGATGTAAATAACACGAAGTTATTAGCACCTTGCACACATAGACATCTCTCAGATAAGAAATGAACTACCATTGCGTCTAAACCAGAAGTATAAGCTCCGCCTACTGAACCAGTAACCCAAGACTTCATTCTTCTATCATCAGTTTCAGAAGCTCTATATCTTACATGTAAGAAAGGACGTCTGATATTTTGACCTAGCATTTGATCATAAACAGTAGTAGTACCTGCAGGAACTAATACACCTTCAACAGTATTAGCGACAGCTGGGCTAAAAGCAGTAGGATTTAAACCTAAAACACCTCTTGTAGAAGCATCGTTTAAGTATTTCCAATCAGACTTGTAGAAGTCATAAGAACCTCTTCTAAATCCGTCAAAACCTAAGTTTAAAGCCATGCTTTCTTCATTGTTGAATAAACCAAAAGAAGCTCCTGGAGCAGCATATCCTCCGTTAATCTGAGCTAGCATATCATCAATATCTAAAGCTAAGTTTCTATTTACGAAAAGCATGTTTTCTTCAATAGCACCTTCTTTATCTAAACCTTTAAGTATAGCATCAAAGTCAGCTACAGCGCCTGTTCCACCGCCCGTACCTGAGAAGCCTTGATATACATTACCTCTTGATTTTATAGCAGAAAATAAACCTTCTGAACCATCGTGAGTAGATGCTCCGTTAGCATTTTTCTTAACTGCCTCAACCATAGACATTTCTAAGTAATCTTCAAAACGTAATCTAGTTTCAGATTCAGCTTTCATATACCATAAATATCCAGATGTTCCGTCTTCAGTAGCTACTTCAACCCAGCCAATTTGTGCTGTGTCAGAACCATTTACTTGGAACTCATCTCTTAATATCATTGGTTTGTTATCAAACTTTGTAAAAGCTGGTTTTAAAGTAGGAATAGCATCAACCCCTGCAGTAACGCCTGGCTCAACTCCTTTTCCATACTCAGATCCAAAAACAAATACAGATACTTTAGAGCTATTTCCACTGTTAGAGAAAATACCACCAGTACCACTAGTTGTTAAATCAGCAGCTTCGTAAGGTACAACATCAAAATGTCTTGTAGTACCAGATCCAGCTTGAACCAAAGTTATTTCACATACTAATTCACCTGGAGCACCTTGAACAACTACTAACTGTCCGACTTTAAGAGCAAGCTCTTCACCTGGAGATAAAGTAACATTTATTCTAGTTCCACTAGCTACCGCACAGTTTTTATATCCAATGTGTAGTCTATTTTGTTCAGACCAAACTACTTGATCAGAGCTCATAGGCATTTCTGCTCCTACCATTCTCAAGAAACCACCAATAGTTCGGTTTCCGTATCTTTCAACCTCAGCTTCGTAAAGCTCAGGTAAATATTGCTGCGCAAAATTACCACCACTAGTTCCAGTAAAACTTAAGTAGTTACTATTTAATGCAGCGCCTTTAATTGGGTGAGGCTGTAAGCCTGTTCCCCCTGTTAATCCTGGCATAATTATTTATTTTAATTTTTGTTGTTTTTTATTCTTAATTTTAACTTTGAACTATCTACGCCATCTATTGCTTTTACTTTTAATCCATTAATATAAACATCACCTGTAGACGTAGTCCTTGGTTCATTACTTATATTTTTAGATTTAGCAGTCATATCTTTTATAGCGTCGGCTTTGCCTTGCTCATAAAAATGACCTGCTATAGTATCAACATTTTCAGCAGCGTAAATCGCTTTATGGTAACTAGCATAATCTTTTACTTCACCTTTCTCGTTAAGGAACTTCCCAACAAAATTAGTAAGATCAGATTGGGCATCAGCAACTTTTTCAGTATTTGAAACGCCATATCTAAATTTCTTTTCACCAACACTGAAATCAAAACCTTTGAAATCTTGGTTAAAATAGTTTTTAGTATTTAGTTTAAATCTGTCATGGTTGCTTTTAACCATTTTCTGTTCTTCGTTGTATCTATTGAAAAAGTCCATAGCTTTTTGTTGTTCCTGAGTTACGCCGGGTCTCAACTTGATTTCGTCGTAATATTTACTCTTAGTGTCCTCTAAAAATTTACGGGCTTTAGCAATTTCTTCTTTGAAGGCAAGTTTTTTCTTTTTTATATCTCGCTCTTCATCCACTTCCTCATCATACGAAAAGCTATCTTCTAATAAGAAGTTAACCTCTTCCATATTTAAGTGTGGTTTAGTCTGTTTGTAGTATTCTCTAATTAAAGTATTGTCATCAACATTACTGTAATCAGCATTTAACCTAACGTAATCTTCAACTGTGCCACCTGTATCTTCCATAAACTTAACTAATTTTTCTATGTTTTCTGGAAGTTGTCTTTGTTCTATAACAGGTTCAGTAGTTTCTTCCACTATTGGCTCTTCAGTTTTTTCTTCTTTTTCAGTAATTTCATTTATAGTAATTACTTCTTCTTTTTCTTCACTTTGTTCGGTAAGTTTTTCAGTTGTTTCTTCGATGTTTTCTTTAGAAACTTCTTCGCTAGCTTTAGATTCGTCGCGAACAAGTACTTCATCTGTTGTTTGCTCTTCAACGGCATTTTCTACTTTTTCTTCTTTTTTAGATAAATCTACTTTGATTATATCTTCTTGTTTGTTTAATTTTTTAGGTCTTCCAGGTTTTTTCTTAATTTTGAAAGATCCTTCTTCTTTTACTTTTTCTTTTACTTCTGACATAATATAATATAATAATTAATATAAAAATTATCTAGGCTCAAATTGCTCTAGACCAAACCCGCCTAAGTTATCATTACCAGCGGATTCAAAGTTTTTTGGTAATAAATCGTTTTTTCTTTGATCAATAAGTTCTGACTGTTGAGTAGCTTGTATTTTAGTTCTCTCGTCTTTACGATCTTCTTTAAATTTATCTTCATTAATTCTAGCTTGCCCTTGAGCTTTAGTTAATTGCATGTTATAATTAAACTCTAACTCCATCAACTGTTGTTTAACTTGAGCTTCTCTCTCCATTTTTTGTATTTCAAAATCAGATTTAGCTTTTTCTAACTGTAGTTTCTGCTCAGTTAAAACTTGTTGTTTTTGTGTTTCAGCTAAAGCTGTTTGTTCGGCTAGCTGAGCATTTGCTTGTGCTTGTGACTGTATGTTAGCTTGTTGAGCCTGTCGATCTCTAGCCGCTTTATCTTTTCTACGCTTTTTTAACATTTGATTAGCTAACTTTAAATTGTTAACTTCTCTAATATCTATAGCATCTTCAAGATCTATTTGTCCAGCTTTTAAAGCTATTTGAATATTTTGCTCTAATATTTGTTTCTGTTCTTCGTCTGGCTCTAATTGTAAAAATATACCAAAATCGTGCATGTTTACAGTAGATAACTCTTTTAAAGTTCCAACATTATATCTAGATATGCTTTGCATTAAAGATTGTTTAGTCATTGGAAACATTAAAGCATCTGAAGCTCTTAAAGAAATATTCTCACAAGTTTTTAACGTTACATATAAACTAGCTTGTAGTATATGTCTAGTAGCAGTATTAGAATTAGCAGCGGCTAATTTTTGCAAACCTACTAAAGCATACTTGTCTGGAGTACTACCATCTCTAGCTTCATTAAGTCCGGTCACGTCTCTAATCATTTTTAAATAATACTCATAAGTCTGTATTAATGATTGTATCTTACCCATACCATTAGATGTAGCAAGCTCTTGCACAGGGACTTTTCCTGGATTAGGACTACCATCTTGAGTATATGATCTACCAACAATAGAACCTGTTTGGAAATACATGTTTAACGCTTCAGCTGGATTATAATTAGTACCATTACCTAAATCAACTTCCGCTAAACCATCAACATCCATAAATACACCATCAGGAACTATTCTAGACATTACTTGCTGCAGTTTTAAATGCGTTAACTGTATCATATCAGCAAAGCCAGTAATACGTGAAACTATAGACTCTATCCTTCCTTTATACATCCTAGGAGCTACTATATTATAACTCATGTTAACTTTAGTAGTATCAGCATTTGGTCTAGTCATATTTTTTGCCAATTCCCACTGTAACATTTTTTCATGACCTAATATTTTAGCTCCTCTATATAAAGTTTCTATTGATCTATAAGCTTTTTTAAACGAATCTGTTTCAGGAGCTTCTATAAAAGTATCTTGTTTTTCTAAAGCTTTTTCTAAACCAGAAGAAGTTTCTTTTATTTTAAAAACTTGATTAGTATATGTTTTATACTCAAAATATAAAACTTGAACTGTTTCATCATCATACCTACCATTAAAATTTCTAGTATAACTTTGATTACCAGGATATTTCTCTATTTCTTCTATATCTGACGTAGTTAAACTAGGAAATTGTTTTTTAAGTTCTGGTATACTTATACCTTTTACTTCACCTACGTAATATATATCTTCAAAGTTAGGATCTTCAGTATAAGAATATACTAAATTACAAGGATCAACATATTCTACAGTTATACCGGAAGATACATCAAACCTTGTTTTAACAGCTCCTATACCTAATATAGTTAAGTCTTGATTTATCCTTCTTCTTATTAAATCATACTTATTAGTATCTAAAACTTGATTTATTAATTCTTCTTCAGCTACTTCTATGGATTGTTTATAATCCATTTGCATGTGTAACTGCAAATCTTCTTCACTTTCCATTTCTAAACCCTTACCTTGCGATTTAGAAACGTCAAGACCTGTAGCTTGCTGTATCTGCTTGATGATATTTTTTTGTGTCATGTCTCTTTGTAAAGACTCAGCATAAGCAGTTCTTTTCATTACAGACTCAGGATCTTGAGCATATGCTTTTATTTGATAATTTCTTTGAGATATGCCATTAACTACTATATCAACAAATTTAGGTATAACAGGAACAGGTTTCCAATCAAGGTTTAAGTAGCTTAAGTCACCATTTATAGATAATTCATCTTTATACTTTTGTATAGACTGCTCTCCTCTAGCGTATAGTCTTAGTCTGTGAAAATTATTGTAGTTAGTATTAAATCTATCGTAACGACCTCTATCGTTCCTAAACCACTCATTTTCTATAGCTCTAGCAACACGTAAACCATAATCATATGTAGCTTTTTCTGCATCAGGTACTACCTGACTAGGAAAAGAACTTGTAGTGTTTGCATTTGGAATTATATTCATTTATTTTATTTTTGAAACATAACCTTCGTTATTGTATTTTTTTATACCTAAATTAAAAATCTTTTTATTTATTTTAGCTACTGGTGTATATCTATTTTTATTACAAGCCATAATAGCTAAACCAGAGCTAATAGAAGCATCGTGTTTTGTTCTACTATTAATGTTAAACTTAGCCCAGTCTTCTAATGTTTTTTGATGATACATATCGCCATAACCACTTTCTAATAATCCTACATAAGTTTCTATATAAGATTCAATTGCAGCTGCGTGTGCTTGTTTAATATCTTCACTTGTGTTTGGTATACCACCTATTTCTTTTTCTGTTGGCGATAATTTATTCCATACTTTGTCAGGTCTATTCATAGAATAACCTCTGTAACCTCTTCTTTTTAAATAATACAACAATCTTGGTTTATTATTTTCTGCTAATATAGGCATGCCATAAAATACTAAAGCCATGAGAACGTCTTCAAAAAATATTTCAGCAGTTTGTGGTCTTGATATATATTCTAAAAAAAAGTGGTTAGGTGGTGCATCTTCCATAGAAAACTTAGTTAATCCATGTAAAGATCCATTAGAACCCTTACCATCAACAGTACCGCTAATGTCGTAACTGTCACAGCCAAAAGCTCCAACGTGTTCGTTACCTGGGTATTTAATACCATTTTTTAATATTATATTGTTTTGTATTAACTTATTAGGAACCCAACTTACTTTAAATCTACCATCTTTATTTGGATAAAAAACAACTTTAGTATCTTTTATTCCATTTTCCCACTGAAAACTTCCTGTAGTTACAGAGCTTATATTATTTATTTCAGCATTGTAGTCTATTTGCTCGTATATTTTAGTTAAATTAAATAAGCTATCTTTTGTTTCGTCCCTAAAAGCGTGTTGCTCTGTTCTTGGAAACTGCCTGTAATATTCGTTTAAACTATCAGGATCTTCTTTTAAACCTTCAACTTCATTTTCCCAGTGCTCGATAACTCCTGTCGTAATTTCGTAGCCATCAACTCCTTTGATTGTAGTTTTGTTTCTAACGAATACAGGTAATCCATAAGTATCGATGAATCCCTCGTAGTTCCATTCCATAGGAATGAACAGGCTATACAACCCAGAAGATGTTTGTCCGTTTCTATTTCTTTTAGTAACGTCAGAAGCGTAGTATAATTTTTTAAAGTTGTCTCCACCTTTGTCTAAAGCATTTGAAGTCGAGCCCATCATACATTTACCTACAACTCTAGATCCTAGACGCAATGTAGTTTTTGTAACCCTCCAGTTATTTAATATATTATCAGGTCTTTCCCATTTGCCACTTTCATCGTGAGCAAGTAATTTTAACTTCTCACCATCATATGAGTTATCACCAGTGTTTTTCCAATCAATAGTTGTATCTAATCCTTCTAGTTCTAATTCTTTAATATTTTCCTGGAGCTTTCTACGAGTAAGCTTCGAGGCTGGAACTCTATATGCCAACTCAGTTTTCGGCCTATCCATCCCGTCTTGAATAGGTTTAAAGAAGAACGGGTAGTTGACGGATATTGGGACAACTTTATCTGTAAACATTTTTTTGGCATCGGCACCAGACTTGGACAATATACCGTATCTAGAATCGGAAGATATTGTAGCTTGGTTAACAAGTTCTGCGCTTGACATAAAAGAGAATCCAGATC